GGCTGCCCCCATGGTCAGCACCGTTTCCGGCAGGGACTGGATGATGCCGCCGGCATAGGCGCGCGGATCGCTCCAGGCCGGGCCGAAGGTGCCCTTCTCGGAATCCCACCAGGCTTTGTTGAGCGCCTGCGATTGCTCGGGCGTCAGATCCTTGCGGGAGGCCTCGATGCTTTCGCGCAGCAGGGTTTCGGAGTCCTTGCCCTGCAGCCAGCGGTCGGCGGCATCGCCGGCCCGCACAATGCTTTCGCCCACCACCGGAATGCGGCTGACGAGCTCGCGCAGGTTCTGCGCTGCGCTGGTTGTGCCCATCCACAGGAGGTTGCCGGCATCGCTCAGCATGCCGCCATCGTCTGGCGTTTCCTGCGCCTGAGTCTGCACAGCCGGCGTCTGGGCTGCCGGTGCGGATTGCGGCGTGGTTGCGGCGACAGCCTTCGCGGCCTCGACCGGATCGGCGCCGGTCTTGATCATTTCCTGCTGCACGTCAGGGCGCAGCGGAGAAGGCGGCTCCTGGCCGGGCATCACGACCTTGTAGCGGCCCGGCTCCTTGGCATCGAGCTCGGCCTGGATGGCGGACAGGTCGAACTCTTCGGCCTCTTCGGCGGAAGCCTGGGCGTTCTGCATGAAGCCCTGGCCGATCTTGCCGGCCTTGCCCATCACGTCCTGCACATACTGGCGGGTCTTCGGGCCCCACTGCCTGCGATCGTCGCCGCCGTGGTGCGCCATGATGGCTTCTTCGAGGGTGTAGCCCTTGTCCAGGCGCTCGCGCAGCTGCTTGGCCGCGGCATGGATCGACTGCTTGGCGTCGAACGGATTGATGCCGAGGCTGCTCGCGGTGCTGTCAAGGTACTGCATCAGGCCCTTGGCGCGGCCCCATTTCGTGCGCGCACCGACCGCGCTCGGATTGTAGCTCGATTCCTGCTGGCCAAGCGCGGCGAGCACGTTCAGCGGAACGCCATACTCGGCGCTAGCCTCTTCGAAGATCGGCTGGAAGTTCTGCGGCGGCATCAGGCCGCTGGTGCGCATGGATTGCGCGGCGCTGCGCGGTTCGGATCGCTCCGGGAGCTCAATCTTGGGCAGTTCGTAGCTCTTGGACTCTTCGATCAGCTTGTCGATGGGGGACTGGAGGAAGCGGTTTTCAGCCACGATATGCCCTCGGCGGTTCGGTTACGGTGCGGATGGTCCGATGATAGAACAATCCGACCGCCGAGGGCAGCAGGGTTTACCGGGAGTAAGGCACCGTCTTGCCGGTGGTGGTGTCGTAGATCATCGGGACGCGCCCGGTCGGCCTGGCGCCTTGGCCGGATATCCCGCCGGACAAGGGATTGCTGCGCTGCTGCGGCTGGCTGCCGTAGATCATCTGCATGTCCTGCTCGATGATCGCCCGCTGCTCGGCCTGGCTCTTGCGAGCGTAGCTGTAGTCGTTCTTGATACGGCCCTCGTGCAGGCGCAGGCGCGCGTCATCCGGCGAAATCGCCTTCTTGTATTCGCCGATGCCGAGGATCGCCGGAAGGTTCTGCGCGATCCACTCGTCCGAGTAGTTGTTCCGCTTCAGTATCTCGACCTTGCGGTCCACCGCGTCGTTCTTGTTCGCCGCGTCCATCTGCTTGCCGGTTACCGTGCGCTCAAGTGCGGCATCGTCACGCTGGCTCTGCAGGGCGGACTGGTTGGCGGCCTTGCGGTCATCACGGTAAACGTCGCGCTGGAACTTACGATCTTCCTTCGCCATTTCGAGCTGCGCCTTCTTCGCCGCCTGGATCTCGGACCAGCCGGTGTTGAACACGTTCTCGGGCGACAGCATGAAGGCACCCATGCGATAGGCGTCCTCCATCCCGTTGATGACCTGCGAGTATTCCTTGCCGTCAGGGCCTTTGAACGTCAGCTGCGCGCCGGTGATGTTGCCCTTGTCGTCCTTCAGGGTCTTCCAGTCCTTCACCTGCGTGCCGTCGTCGAAGTAGCCGCGGGAGTTGTAGGCCTTCACGAGATCCTTGCCGAAGCCGTCGAAGTCGCCCATGTTCGCCTTCATCACGGCGCTGGCCCAAAGCTTTTGCCCCTGCTTGACCTCCTTGGCGTCGTTCCAGGCCTTCCAGGCTTCCGCCTTCTCTGGGTCGATCGCCAGGTATTCCTCGTAAATCTTGGGCGCCGCGACCTTGATGTAGAACTCGTCGAGGCTGCCGACCTGACCCTCGGCCGCCTTCCTCGCGGATGCCTCGTCCGAATAGCTCTGATCGCCGACGTTGAAGGTCGGCATGGTCATGGTGTTGTCGGCGTTCGATGTCGATCCGACCTGCACCAGCCCGTCGATCGCCGACTGACGCGCCGTCTTGGCGTCGGCCATGCCTGCCTCGCGGGCCTTGCGCAATTTCCCTTGCTGCATAAGGCCGTGGAGCTTTGCGCCTGTGTCGATCCCGCTGCTCAGGCCCTGCGCTAACGCCCCGATGCCGATTCCGAAGTTTGCGAAGCTCATTTCAGTAGGCCTCCAACCAGACCCTTGCTCAGCAGCTTATCGCCGCCCAGCTTGCCGATGATCGTGTTCCCGATGCCGCCGCCGAGCAGCTTGCCGGCAATCGAGTTCTTCATTCCGCTTTCGATGATGCCGCCGGCCGGCGTGGAGCCGAGCGCTGTGCCGCCGGCCGGGCCGCCGACGATACCCTTCAGCGTGCTCCACGAGTCCGACACGATGTCGCCGCCTTCAGGTTCTGGCGTGTCCTGCAAGCCCATCTTCTCGCCGCTGACATCGCTCGAGACTGGAGCGGCCTTGTCCTTCTTCTTCTGGGCGAGGTTCATCAGCGACATGGTGTTGCTCATGCCGCCGGCGAGGCCTTCCGCCAGCCCTCCAAACGCTGATCCGTTCATGCAATACCTCCTGCCATCGCGTTCTTCTTGCCGGCGATCTTGTCGACCTTCTGGTTGAGTTCCTGCACGGCCTTCATGGTCACGCCGATGGCGTCGACAACCGGGATCGTGGCGCCGTCGCCCTTACCGGTGGCGGCCTGGAAGTCCTCGGCATAGGGTCCGATGTGCTCGCCGCCGTCGCCCATGCCGTCCTTGTATTTCCACTGCTCGACAGGCATCTGCTCGACCGCTTCGAGCGCTGAACCTTCGACAGGGCGCTTGTTCTCCTTCGCGTCCTTGGACGACATCATGTAAAGCGCTGCGCCGGAGCCAGCGAGCTGGCCGATTCCGCTCATCAGACCTGCGGAGCTGGCAGAGTTCGCCTGCTGCTGGGCGCTCCAGGCGTTTAGCTGGTTCCCGTAGAGGTTGTTCAGCGTGCTGGCCTGGCCGGCATAGCCCTGCATGGCGCCGGAGAAGCCCTGGCCCATGATCTGGTTGTTGCCCTGCCACTGCGCATTGGCCGCGTTCATGTTGCCGGTGGCCGAGTTGCCGGAGTTGAGCCCAAGGCCGACCTGCTGCGCAGAAGTGGACGTGGCGCCTTGGCCCATGTTGGCGATGCCCTCCTGCATGGCGAGTCCTTGCGCGCGGACCTGGTTGCGCGCCTGGTTCTGCGCGCCGGCCGCACCGAGTGCAGTGGTGGTGGAGTTCGCTCGCTCGATACCGGCAAATCGCCCGCTGGTTGGGCTGACACCCATGCTAGCCATCTGGCGCTGGTTCTGCTGCTGCGCGGCTGCGGCATTGCCCATAACCGTGGCCTTGGCCTCGGCGGCAACCTCCTGCTGGCGCTGCTCGCTATCCCAGTCGCGCGCTTCCTTGATGTAGCGATCATGCTCAGGCTTGAAAACCGTCTGGTAGCGGTTCCACATTTCTTCGGAGCGGGCGTTGGAATCCTTCATCGACTCCAATTGCGCACCAGTCACCTGGTTGGTCAGCTCGTCGATGCCCTTCTGCCGCTCGTTGCCTACCGCAAACTGCTCCTTGGCAAAATCAAGCCACTGCTGCCCGGTCTGTGCCTGCATGAGTGCGGCCTGACCGATCTGCGGGTCAGGGGATGGAGCACTGCTGCCGCCACCGCCTTTGCCGCCGCCGAAGCAGATATGCGCACCGAGCAACTGGCGGCGCAGCTTGCGATCCAGCTTCTCGTGCAAGAAATCGCCGCCGAGCAGATCATCGCCCGGCAGGCTCCAAAACTCGTAGTCGCTCATTGGCGGTACTCCTGGGGAATGAATCGGCAGTTCTTTCGCAGCATGCCGAGCGAGATCAGGTCGTCGTCTGGCATGCCGTGCGGGTGATACCCCTCGCGCACGAAGCCCAGCTTCTCGTCGAAGCGGAGCGCGTGCAGGTTCTTGGCCGGCACCATGGCCGTGACTCGGCGAAGGCGCAGCTGGATGAATGGATAGGAAAAGGCGTGGCACAGAAACTCTCGAGTCAGCCAGCGCCCGCTGCCGTCACTGGCAACGTGCATGCTGCAGTCGGCTGGCCCGATATTGTCGTAGACCACCACGCCGCGCAGGCCGCCTTTGCCCTCGATGCCGATCGCGCGCGCGCCAGGCTGGAACCGCTGAAGCCCAATGCGCTCAGCAGCCCACGGTAGAAGTCGCTCGCTCTCGCCAAAAATCAGCATGATGACTGTGCCTGGTTCGGTTTTCTGATCATTCTATGCACAATCGAACCACTCCACTACCGAAGAAGCACGCGCAAGGCGTTGAAACCTGCGTGCAGTCGGCGCACGTCTTCCAGTAGAGCGTTGTACTGATCAGCAGTTGGCGCCGCGGTTAGCGGCACGGCCGTAATCTCAGCCGGCACAGAACCGACCAGGGCCTGTAAGTGTTTGACTCTGGCCGCTGCCTCCTGGCGGTCGCCGCGCTTCCCGGCCAGGATCTCAACGTCCTGCTTGATGATGTTATCCATGGTCATGCCCCCGCCAGTTCCTGCCCTGTAGTCGCCATGAGGATCTGGGTGATCGGCATGTCGCTCGCGACCTCGATCTCCCACTTGTCCGCCTTGAAGCCGGACGGAAGCCGCGCCATCTGGTTGACCTTGCCGATGGTGGCGACCAGCTTGCGGTCGGCGTAGATGCTGACCGACACGGTGCGGTTGACGGTCGGGATCGGCTCGAGGATATCGCCGTTCACCTCGTAGACGTTGAGCGCTGCGCCGCCGAGCTCGCCGCCGAGAGACGGCAGCGCGAATAGGGTTTCGTTCTCGGCCTTGATGCGCGCGATCTCGGCCTCGATCGCCGCGACCTCTTCATCGGTCAGGCCCTCATCGGCCTCGACCAGGATCGCGCCGAAGTTCGTCGGCGTCGGGATGACGAACAGCTTCGACTTCCAGGATTGCAGGTCGTAGGGCTCGGAGAGCGCATCCCACTCGTAGATCGAGTCGTCGACCAGCATGTAGAGCACGCCGCTCGGGATGTCGTAGTGCATCGCGTTGGCGCGCACGTCGGAGCGGATCAGGAACGGCTGCGAGCCCGTCAGGTCGATGATGAACGAGCCGCGGAACTCCTGACCGCGCACGTCGGAATAGCTGTAGCTCGTGAAGTAGCGCCCGTTGTATTGGCCCGCGACCATGTTCTGCGGGTTGAGGCGCAGCCAGTCGTCGCGCGTGAACAGGCCAGCGGTCGCCACGCTGGTTCCGGACGTGGAAACCTGCACTAGGCCGTCATGCGACGGGTAGACCACGGAGTAGCCGAGATCAACGATCCCGCGCGCATTGATGCAGGGCAGGTTCAGCTCGGTCTTCTCCATCGCCATGTTCTCCGGCGCGGTGCCGCTGGCGACGTAGGGCACGCCCTCGGTGACGATCGCCAGCGACGTGCCGAACCAGGCAAGGCCGACGACAGGATAGTCCGTCGTCAGCACATACTTCTCCGGCCAGGCGTGCGGTCGGTAGGGCTCGCAGAAATACACCTCTTTCCCTCGGAAGGCGGCCATCATGCCGTTCGGCCCCGCTACCAAGCCGGTGAGATCATCGGGCGGCGCATTCCACTCCAGCGACGGCAGCGGCTCTTGGATCGACTCGGACGGGATGTTGTCGACGAAATCCGTCGTCGCCGCGGCGCGCTCGGCGATGAAGTACAGTTGCGTGCCGGTGGTGCTGGTCTGACTGCGGTAGATGCGCTGCTTGGTGATGTTGCGGCCGGCTGGCGTGGCCGCGAAACCGGAGAGCGTCACGGTCTGGCCGGGCTTCCAGTACACCTCGTTCGAGACAGGGCACGGCTCTGACTCTTCGCCGAAATCGGTCACCCAGGTGTAGACGTATAGGCGCGTCGAGCCGAGATCCGACGTGGATGTTCCGCTGACGGCTGCGGTCAAGGCCGGCGATGGCGCCGCGATGGCGAGCGGGTAGGTCGTGCCGCCGACGATCATCTTCGGTGCGCCGTCACCCATGACGTAGAGCCGGTCGGTCGCCACCGGGCCAGGGGCCGCATAGACCATCCCAGGCCAGGCCATCCAGTCGCCATTGTGCAGGTAGATCGTGCCGTAGCCCTCGGCCGGGGCGCCGGACAGCTGCTGCACGAAGCGCCGCTTGCGGATCGGGGTCAGGCCGCCATCATCAAGGCGCGTGTTGTAGGCCGCCTGCGCGAAGGTATCGCCAAGCAGGCGCGGGATAACCTTCGGCATTTCGCCGGCAAACCCGATCAGTTTCAGTAGCGCCATGGTGAGCCTCCTGCATGGCATTGTAGGGCGCGAAGGCCTGTCATGTCTTGACGATCATGTTGGTTACCCCGGTTCCCTCGCACGCGCGCACGACAGTCAGCACGTCGGTGTCGCGAGCCGTGCAATGCACGATCTCGAACTCGCAGGACGGCTTGATCAGGGTAATGGGGAACCAGTCACCACTCGGCGCTGGGAATGCGGAGCCAGTGCCGGCCTGAAGACTGATCTGGGTGTCGGCCGCGCCAATGGATACGGCGAGCCGGGATGCAGCGTTGTTCGCTACCAGAGGCATGTATGCGCCCTCTTCGTGATGTCGAGACGTGTCCTTTCCGAAGATCAGGAGCGTGATGACAGCGACGAAGAGAAGCGCGAGGTATCCATGCGCGAATTGTGGGCGCCACTTGGCTGAGCGGTCAAGGGCACCCATGCGTCAGATGCTTTTTGCCGGGTTGAACTTGAACGTCAGCCCCTTGCGCGGCTCGTTGGCGCCCTGGTGGCTCGGCTTCACCTTGAAGCCAAGGCGAATGACGAAGGCGCGCGTGGTGCTCCACTCGTGAACCCAGTAGAAGCCGAACCAGCGCTTGCCGTCGTTCTCGACAATGACGAACTGCCAGCCGCCCATGCCGGGTTTGTCCTCGACGACGTAGCGCCCGCGATAGGTGATCTTGCTGTCGATCACCGGCGCGCTGAAGGCCTCGAGCAGGCGCATGTTGTTCGCCGGGTTGCGGAATGCCGCCCACCACCACATGGCCGCGAAGGAATCGACCGCCCAGCCGAACGGCGTGTTCTCAGCCCACCATCCGCGCTTGTCGCCCAGAAGGCCGTCGAAGTCGTTGCCCCAGAGCCAGGCCCAGCGCGGCAGGTTGACGATCGCCCGGCCATCGCTCAGCGACACGGCAGGAACGCGGAACGGGATCGCCAGGGCGACCATCAGGAAGCCGGACAGGATGCCGGCCAGCCGCGCGATGATCAGCCAGGACCACTGAAGCAGCGCGCGCAGGATCATGCCGGCCATGGGTATTCCCCCTGAATTTCAGCGTAACGTTTGGCACCTGCCGCATTCGCCGCATCGATTTCCTCTTGCGCAGCCCCCATCGCTTGCAGTCGAGCAGCCTCGGAAAAGTAGCGGTCGGAGCCGGTTATCTGGTCGGCGTAGGCTTGCAGTCGCAAGACCTCTATTTGCTCACGAGTTAACGGCTTGGCAGGCGGGTTTAGGTGCGCATCAACTTCCTCTGCTGTCATTTCGACAAGCACGGGACTGCCCCACTCTTTGCGCTCGGCTTCGGTTTCGTAGGCGTAACCTTCGTCTGTTTTTTTGTCTTTAAAATATTTCATTAACGTAGCTCCGCCCACATTGCGATTGAGGTATATGTCGATGCGACGCCATAAGTTGACGCAGCAGGAACAATAAAGCACACGGTCGCGCGTCCGGTATAATTGGAGTGGTTGAGGCTCACCTGTATATTCAACCCATCCACATAGGCACTTAGTTGTGCCTTATTGTTGTTAAAGACATTACTATACACAGAAACCATTATCGGCTTGCCTGTAGTGTTTGTATACGTAGTGCCGGACGCGCGACTTGCAGTTACATTCTGCCATGTCTGCCCATAGCCAAGGCCACCGTCGGCAACAGAAATGCCAAGCGTTGACCGAGCAGCAGCAGCATCCGCATCATCGAGAAGGGTCTGCGCGAACGACGAGACGTTGCCGGCGTGGAACAGTTCAACCCAGGCGCTCCAGACCCCAGAGCTAGAGCGCCTGAACCACACGCGATCCGAAATTCGACTCGTTAAAATCTGTTGAGCGAATCCTGTGTTGTACTCCATGTGCAGACACATGGAGCCCGACGCCGCTAGTGGAATATTCAGGGTGGTCGAATTGACAGCATAGAAGCCGCTGGCAGCAATAAGGTTCAGATTGTCGTTCGGCGCGACGACGCTCCGACCACCAAGTCCATGCGAGCCAACCGCCATCAGCGCCCCGGCAGTGGTGTCAGTAGGTGAGGTTTGAGCATTCTTGGTTGCAGCAGTGCCGAGACCAAGATTGGTGCGTGCAGTCGCCGCGTTTGTCAGGTCGGACAGGTTGTTGGCGTCGAGCAGCGCGGAATTTGTCAGATCATTGATCTGCTGAACTATCGCATCCATGACGGCCTTGGTAAGCCGAACCTCAACACGATCGCCGGCCGAGAACGCCTGCGCAGCTGTGCCTTCCTGCGCGCGGGTAACGGTGAACACGTCGCCAGACCTGGCCGTGCATCTCAGGATCTCCAGCGCGCCCGATGACTTGATCAGGGTCAACGGGAACCAGTCGCCACCCGTAGGGCTGGGGAACTTTGCGCCCTCGCCTGTCGTGACGGAAAGCGTGGTTGCGGCGGCGGTCAGGGATGACGCCAGCTTGGATGTTGCGTTGTTGGCGAGCAAGACAGCCATATCAGCACTCCGCTACTCGTAGGTTGAATGCAACCTCCTTCACGCGCCCTTTGGCGGTGGAGGCGGTCACGGTGATTTCATGGGATGCGCCAGCGGTGCCACCGGACAGCCAGACCTTCACGATGGCGCCGAACACTACGACGCGATCGACGGTGACGCCGGCAGGCGATGCCGCGGCCGTGGCGTCCTGGATGGTGTCGCCATCGGACAGCCAGCGCTCGAAGTCGACATCGTAATCGAGCTGGTCATCGGGACGTTTGCGGACGGTGCCGAGCATCACAGTCTCCTTTCAGCCGGTACGGTGAACCGGCGGGTTTCGTCATTCACGCGAAGCATCCGGATCTTCGGCGCCTCGACGTAGTGGTCATTGATCGCTGGCACGCCGATCTTCTCGGCCCAGGCCGCGAGCTCCATGGTCGCCGTGCCTTCGAGGAAGACGTAACGGAACTTGCCCAGGTCGCCCCTGGCGTAGAGCCCCATTACGGCGGAGCCTTCGAGCGGCACTTTCGCACCAAGCCGTGCAGCACCGTGCGCTGCGAGCTCGAGCGTTGCCACGCCAGGCGGCGACATGATGCGAAGCGCCCCGTAGCCGATGCTGGCGAACTCCATCACGGCATGGCCGGACAATGGCGTTGCAGGCACGCTCCAGGCCTTCAGGCCGGCGCCCAGCTCCATCGTCGCCGTGCCTTCCAGCTGGTGCGACCGCGCAACACGAATGTCGCCGGTGGCGCTCAGCTCCATCGAGAAGGTGGCGCTGACCGACTCGACGACCTTGATGTCGCCCTCGGCGTAGAACTCGACCGGAGCCAGGCCCTCGAGCATCACCCAGCGCGTGAAGTCGCCGGCCGCGCCCATCTGCATCACGGCATCGCCCGCCAGGGTCGCGCCACGGATCAGGCTGCCGGAGGCCGCCATGCTCATGCTCGCGCCGCCGGTGATCCTGGCGTGCAGCGACAGCGGCAGGCTGGCCTGCATCGCCATCTGCGCATCACCGGCCAGCATGTGCCCGCGCATGACATCGCCGGCAGCCTGAAGCGAGAGGCTGGCTACAGCCTCTTCGATCCAGACTTCGGGGTCGCCATTGAGCGCCCCTCCGGCGATGGCGAAGTTCTGCACGGTTAGAGCATCTGCGCGGTCAGCTTCTGGGAGTCGGCCACGAACACGTCGCCGTTGTTGATCGTGCGGGAGCTCGCAAGCGGCGCAGCGAACAGCAAGTTGCCGCCGGTCGGCGCATCCCAGACGCTGAAGTGCGTCACGGTCAGGGCCGCGGCACCGTCATACATCGGGTAGATCAGCTGCTGGGAGTTCTTCACCACACCGTTGTCGGTTTCCACCCAGGCATCGGCCTGCGCTCCACCTTTGGCCGCATCCTGGCGGACATAGGCCGGGTAGGCGGTGGTGGTCACCTCGCCAGCGCCGGTGTCGCCCGGGTTCGCCGTGTGCAGGGCAACGTAGGTCTTGGCCGGTGGCGTGAAGGCCACGCCGCGGCAGACCAGGTTGATGATCTTGCTTTCGAGGTAGTTGGATGCTGCGGACATAAGCCCTCCTGGTTAAAACCACTGCGGCCGCGTGCGCAGGCGTGCGCGCTGCTGGCCTTTGATGGAACGGGTGGACAGCTCCGAAACCCGGCCCTCGAAGCGCATGGCGTAGAACTGCGCGCGGTCTGGAGCCGTGAAGGGCTGGTTCGGAGTCATCAGGATCTCGGCCAGGGCACCATCGGCAATCACCTGGCGGTAGTCCTTGGCGATGAAGTCGGGCAGTTGATCGGCATCGTTCGACGGCTTCAGGATCGTCGACAGGCGCAGCGTGCCGGCAGAGCGCGGAACCACGATGACACTGCCGGGCTCGGTCTGGGTGATCCAGCGGCCCAGGGTGCCCTCCTGGTCGCGCCAGTCAGGCATGTCGCGGTTCAGGTCGCCGATGCTGATCGGCTCCAGCTTGTAACCGTCGAGCGATGCGTGCTCGATCTCGAACAGGTCAGCGCCTTCGGGCGCGCACACGACGTTGTAGCTCGTCGGCGAGACGGTGAACTGGTCCTCGTCGCGCCAGAGCCTGGTGCGCTCGCAGAACTCTTGCGCGGCCTTGATGATGCCGGCTAATGCGGTCGGCTCAGGACAGCCCGGGGCGTAGGGCATGATGCGCGGCAGGAATACGTCGATCTCGGTCATACGCTGCTCACATTGGGCGAGGCCGCCGCGGTCATCTGATTGTTGGCTCCAAGCGCCTCGTTGAAGGCCTGGAAGTGAGCGGCAGCCAGGGTACCGTTGGCGAACTCACTGTCTTTGGCGAGTGCCCGGTAAAGCAGGTAGCTGACCAGCGGGCCCATGTAGGCTCGGTCGAGCTCGAGCAGGTCATCGTCGGCAGCAACGGCCGGCGGTGCCTCGGAATACAGAGCCTCCACCACAACGCCAGTCTTGGCCGGCGGGTAGACGTAGAACACGGTCGGCGTGCGCTCGTCGAATGTGTAGTGCTTGATGGCGCTGGCCTGACGCATGATCGGCCAGTCGGGTGCGGAGTCGTCGAGCAGCTGGCGATCGGTGCGGCGAACCGGGCGACCGCCCAGGTTGCGCACCACGTCCAGGAGCTCGAGCCCGCCATCGGGAAGACGCTGCAGCGCACCGGCAGCCAGGGTGATCTCCCCGGTGACGGCGCGCGCAGCAGGCCGGCGAATGACCACCTCGCAGGCTGCATCGTTCAGCCACGCGAAGAGCTCTTCTTTCGTCCAGCGCACGAAGTCCTCATCGTTGAGGATGATCCCCGCGCGCTGCAGAACATCGCCGGCCCGGATCACCATTACTCAGCGTCCTTCTTCAGCTCTTCGCTGATGCGCTCGGCCGTCCACTTGCCGTGCGGGCGCTTGCCGAACTTGGCCTCGTACTGCTTGGCCAGTTCTTCGCGGTCCAGGTCGCCATCGCCGTTCAGGTCGCCTTCGAGCTGATCGTCCGTGGCGCCTTCCGTTGCAGTGTCGCCGTCTTCCGTGCCTTCCGTGCTCTCAGCCAGCTTATCCAGCTGCTCGTCGATCAGGTCGGCGCGCTCGCCTTCCGGCATGGCGTTCCACTGCTCTGCCGTGCGCTCGCCGGCGGCCAGCTTGACCACGACAGCCTGCTCGATGGTCTTGCCGCCGATCTCGAAGGCGGCAGGATGCACGTCGCTGCCGGCATACTCGACAGATTCGACACGCTTCGGCTCGCTGTTCTGCTCGGCCTTGGTCGATACCTCGCCATCGGCGATGCCGTAGCCTTCAGGGATCGACAGGAACCGCTCGACATGCGCCTTGTCGGTGACCTCGGCGGCATAGTCGGGCGGCAGAAATTTGTAGGCGGTATCACCCAGGGTGACAGTGTGCCCGTTGCGGCGCTTGATTTTGCTCACGATTTTCATGCGATGCCCTCTCGGTAAAGGGGCCGAGCGAACCCGGCCCCTCTCGGTTACTGCTTGGTGGTCAGGATCAGGGTGACCTTCTGATCACTCGCAGTGACAGCGCCGGAGACTTTCAGGCCGATCGAACGGTCAGCCTCAACCGGGGCGATCTGGAATCCAGCCGCCTTGCTCATGCGAACGACGGTGTTGTTCGCAGCGCCCGCAAACAGCTCGTTGCCGCTGGTGCGGGATACGTCGACCGAACCGAGAGTGCCGGACATGATGCCGATGTCAGCAGTTACGCCGGCGCCAAGGTCGCCAGTCACCAGAGTGGCATCGACGACAGTGTGGTAGGCCGGCAGCACGCCGAGCTCCACGATGTCGGTCGACGCCAGGTTGGCACTGATGGTGAACTCGTACTTCTCGACGACGGCGCCGCCGGCTTCACGAGACACGGGGGCGATCTTCTGACCAGCACCCCAGCGGGATTGAAAGATAGCCATTACTCAGCCCTCCGTTAGGCGTTCGGGTTGGCGGCAGCGGTGTCGATGCTGATCACACCGAAATCCTTGCCGTTGAAGCGGGACTTCTTGAAGCCGAAGATGGCGCCCGAGGCGACGGTCGGCTCGTTGCCGTAGTCCTTCAGCTCTTCCTCCCAGGTCCAGCGCATGCCGCCTGGGGTGCCGTAGGCGACCACGCCAGCCTGGCGACCCATGAACAGGGCGCGACCGGCCTCGACGTTGCTGCCAGCGCCGTAGTCGCTGAAGCGGATGCCGTTGCGGTGCTCGTGCAGGACCACGTTGTTGATCATGCCCAGGCCACCCTTGAAGATCGGGTTGCTCTTGCCTTCAGCGGCAGCGGCGGCCTTCTGCACGTCCAGCCACTCGGAACCGGCGGCAGTACGCAGGTCGTGCGCCTGGAACGGGTTCATCAGCAGGACGTAGTGCTCTTCGCCTTCGATCGTCAGCGGCGCCATGTTGGCGGCATCCGGGTCTTGGGCCTGGAGCATGGTGGCGAGAACCTTAGCGCGCTCGATGACATTGCGGGTCATCTTGTCGTCAGCCGCCAGGGTCGCCTTGCTGGTGGCATCGCCGCCGTAGAGCATGTGGCCGGCATCAGGCGCCTGGATGGCGTTCTGCGCGCGACCAGCCCAATCGGTCGGGAACAGGAAGTCCTTGTTGATGCCGCGGGCACCGGACAGGTAGATGAACATCATCTCGTCCATGTACCGAGCCCAGTAGTCGGAGGCGCGATCCTTGGCGACCTTGCGCAGGTCGTGCGGGGTGCGCTTGCGGGTCATCTTGCCGCCGGCCGAGACAGCCTTACGGGTCTGGTCGATGACCACCTCGTCGGTGTAGAACTTCAGGCTTTCTTCCTTGCCCTCGAGGCGAGCATCGCCCTCGGTTGCTTCGCCGCGCAGCTGCACGGACAGGTCGAAGCTGATGCGGTCACCGGAGTCGGTTTCCAGCTCGGTCTTCTTCTGGATGACCGAGTTGTCGGACTCGCCGATGAACTTGCGCTCGAAGTAGGACTTTTTGATCTGGTCTACGGCAAGAGCCGAGGACCACTTTTTCGCAGCTTTCGGATCGCCGAAAGGAATGACGGTCTGAGCCATGGAGCTACCCTCATGTGGATATGAAATAAATCCATAGGCAGCTCCTGCGCTCTATGACGGTCTGATTATCGGCGTGGCGGTTCACTTTTGCAACCGACCTCATGCAGACATGGCCGACAGCCCATTACGCAGCGACTGCGCCGCGGTGGACTGCCTGACCTTGTTGATGGGCACACTGCGATCGGCCTTGAAGACGATGCGTGCGGCCTTGCCGGATTTTTCCTCGAGCGTGATGACGGCAACGTCGCCGATGGTCACGCTCTCACCAGGCTTCAGGTCGATGCGCAGGGTGCTCTGCATGATTTTCCCTTATGTGGAAAGGTAGGCTTCTTGGTCGGCCGGGCTCAGCTTCTGGAATGCCTTCTCGCGCGCCACCGGGTCGGCTATGCGGTCGATGTAGGCGAAACGGTTGCCGTCGTCGGTATCCGTCTGGTCAGCGGCCGGCACCTTCGCCAGGTTCGGAACGGTGGCGATCGGCTTGCGCGGCTTGGCCTGAACCTCGGGCGCCTTGTCGGCCTTCTTCTGGATCACGCCCTGCTCGACGCATAGGCCGTAAGCCTTCTCCAGGATCTCGCGCACGCCAAGGTCGGCGTTCTCTTCCTTGCTGGCGATGATCTTCACCGCGTTGTCCAGCGCAGCGAACCGCAGGTCGGAGAAGTCTCGCTTCACCCCGATCTCAGCCAGGAAGCCGTTGATCTGCGCCTCGCGCTCGTTGACCTGGCGCTGGTGCTCGATCTTGGCTGCCGTCTCGGCCTCCTTGAGCGCAAGGCGGATCTCCATGCGCTCGTCGTCCAGCGCCTCGACCTGGCTTTCGTACTCGTCGAACGTCAGTTCGCCATCGTCGTACTTCTTGCGCAGGTCGGCCTTGGCGGTCTTGATCTCGCCCAGGCGCTCTTCGGCCTTCTCCGGCGCCTCGGCTACCAGGATCGGCCCTTGCTGCTGCGAACGCTCAGCCCCGGATTCATCCCCCTCGTCGCTGTCATCTGCGCTATCGTCGGCTTGCTGCTCGCCGTCATCAGCGCCTTCAGCAGCATCGTCGCCAGCATCCGCTTCAGTTTCGTCGCCGGATTCTGTTTCATCGTCCTCTTCCTCGTCGGTTTCGGTGCCGTCGTCCTCTTCGAGCGCGGCGCGTTCCTCGGCGGTCAGGCCGGCGAGTTCTTCTTCGGTGTAAGCCATGGCTGTTGTCCTCAGTTGGTGGTCGGGCAGTTGGTGCAGCCTTCATTTGGGCCGCAGGTGCATTCGCCTGCGCGATCATGCAGGCGCTGCTTCAGCTCGTAGCCCATCAGCGGCCACACCTTGGCGACGGCGTTCTGGCGCGCGATCTTGCGCCCCAGCTCGGCGTCGAAGTTCTCCGGGCTGGCACAGGCCGATTCACCGGTGACGGTGAAGCCGTTTCGCATGACCAGCACACAGAAGGTGATCAGCTCCAATGGCTCCAGATCACCATCATCGTCCCGTGGGAGTTCCGTCCCCACATACGTCTCGTTGAGGATCGCACCGTATCGGCCATCCGCTCCGGTGAAGTAGTGCTCGCTGGCGATGTTCGCCTCGATATCAGCCGGCGTAACGCGCGGCGCGGTCAGGCCCTTGGCCTGGATTTCCTGCTCGATCTGGGGGTCGCTCATGGGTCTCTACCTCACATGGGTTGCGGTGCTGCACCATCCGGTGCGGGTTGCTGCTGCATAGCACCATCGGGCGCCTGCTGCATCTGCTGCATTGCGGCTTGCTCTGCCGCCTGCTGCTCGGCCATCGCCTGCTGCTGGGCGGCTTGCTCCTGCTGCATGCGCTGCTGATCAGTGGCCGAGACAAAGCCGGCCTCTTCCATTATGCCATCGGCCACCGGCAGAAGTCCCGGCGCCTGCATGGCGGTCTGGGCAGTGTTCACGGCGGCCTGCTGGATCTCCACGTTGGTCTTGGCGATGCCGGCGGCCTTGGCCTGGGCGTCCACTTCGTCCTTGACGGCCTTGGCGATCTTGGCGCGCAGCTCCGCCATGAACATCTCCTGCTGCAGTTGCGCCTGCTGCTGCTGCGCCTGCATGGCCTGCTGCTCTTCCGGGGTCAGCTCCTGGGCGTCCGGGTCGCGCTGGCCGGTCACCTGGCGGATGCGCTTGACCAGCTCGTCGCGGTTCGGCAGGTCCATCGTCTCGATCACCAGGTCCAGCATGACCATGGCGACCTGCGGCGGCAGGCGGGTCATCATTTCCATCAGCTGCTCGGCCTGGGCCTGGCGCATGGAGGCGCGCCACTCGGCGTCGGAGATCACGAAGTCGGCCTTCGAGCGCACGATGTCGTTCTCAGGCAGGCCGTCGTTCACGGTGATGTAGTCCGGCGTGCCGCGGCTGTTGGTGATGCGGAACTGCTTCTGCTCGGTGAAATACTGTTCGACCAGGCTCAGCTGCTTCTCGCCCTGCACCTGGACGGCGAAGCGCAGGTTGTCGAAGAGCTTGCTGGTGGACATGGCGCCCTGCTCCTGGCGCGCCTGCACGGCAATGCCGGACGTGGCGTTGGTGGTCCGCCCCATCAGCTCGTCGGTGACGCCCGATACCGACTGGATCATCTGGATCGAGCGACCCATCAGCTCGAGGTGCGCCGGCGCCAGGTCGCGGTCAACATTCAGCTCGAGGCGCTTGTTGGGCTTGACGACCAGCACGCCGTCCGGCCTGGCCACCTCTTCCATGAACTCATCCATGTCGGGCACTGCGCCCTCTTCCATGATGGTCTTGTTCGTGGACAGGATGAACAGCGCCTTGCTCGCGCGCTTGTTGATGTCCTCCTGGATGTCCTTCAGTCCGCGGATCACGCCATAGGGCAGGCCGTCGCGCCCGCGGCGATAGCCCCAGATCGGGGTGAAGGGGAAGCGGTTGTGCCGGTACGGGCTCTGGCCGAAGAACAGCAGGCCCTCGGTGGTCATCACCGCGCAGTGCATGCGCAGCATCACCCGCTCGGCGACGATGGCCTGGCCGGACTGCAGGGTCTTCATGTGGCCCGGATGCTCGGGATCATAGGGCTCGCCACCGAACTCGCCGCCCACCACCTTCTGCACGCGCTCTGGCTTGCGGAACCATATTTCGATCAGGCGAACGCGGTCACGGCGGGAATCCACGTTATCGATAGCGGAGCCTACGGTCGTCTCGCGCTCGTTCTCGGCGTAGTCCATCACCTCGTCGCCGTTGGCCAGGTCGTAGCCAAGCCGGTCGCCCACCTCGGCGGAGCGCTCGAGCAGGTGCTGCCGATCGGGGAACATGGCGATGGCGATGTCGAGATCAACCCACTTGGTGCGGATGACGTAGCGGCAGTCGGACAGGTCGAACTCGGTCGAGGCCGAATCCCACAGCATGTTGCGCCAGGACTCGTAGCGGCTGTAAATCGGCTCGCCGTCGTCCTCGTCGGTTACGCCATCCTCGATCCAGCCGATTCCGACCTTCACGGCATCCTCGAACGCGCGGGAGCGGTGGAAAGGCGTGCGGTTCACGTCGCTCAGGTACTTGAGCAGGCTGGTCTTGCGCTCGGCCGGCTTCGAGTCTTCCTTGCCGCGCGGCAGGATGTTGAAGTCGGTGCGCCCGCGCTTCTCGCTGCCGATGATCCAGTTCACGGTCTGGCTGATGACGTTGTAGGTCAGAGGCGCTTGGCCGCGATCGCGCAGGGTGCGAGCGTCCTCTTCCGACCACTGGATGTTGTCGTAGAAATCTTCGTCCTGCGCCTGCTCGATGCGGTTGTCGTGCTGGCGATCCAGCTCGCGCTGGTAGTTACCCATCAGCCGCTTGTGCAGGCGATGGTGCTCTTCGTTGTCCAGGACGTTGCCGCGGTGCTCGGCCGGCTCGGGATCGTCGAACGACAGCCGCGATTCGGGACCGCCCTTGATCACGCGCGTCGAGTTTTTATCAGCTAGATCGAACAATTCGCCACCCTCTGCTGTGCTGGCTTCCCATGGTTTTGGTGAAAACCTGCGTTTTCGTTAGCTGCGGCACGAGCAGCGGCTGCGTGCTCCTTGTTTTCATAGTAGCCAAGCGAAATCAGCTTTCTGTTGCGGTAATAATACGCCTGCCACTTCTTCGCTCTATCATTCCAGCACACCCCGGTTACGCCAGACTTATTGTCCTTGCGCCTGCTCTCGTTCTTCTTGTTGCCTAGGACGGTTACCAATCTCAGATTGTTGAGGCGATTGTTACCTCGATCGTGATCTATATGGTCTATCTGCATCCCTTCCGGGATTAGACCGTTGACGATTATCCAAGCAGCACGGTGCGCAAGATAGCGCTTCTGTTTTACACAGAGGTTGTAATAACCGTCACGCGCAGGCTTGGTACACATGCGCGCACCAATGCCACCAATGCATCCAGGACCCTTCGTCTTCCTGAAAAACTCTCCAGTTTCTGGCCTGTAGTCAACGTGCGTAATCAGGTCTTGCCTGTCAGCCTCTGAAACTACCTTCGCAGGAGCGCTCATACTTCCTCGATAATTTCGGCCGTGGTCTGCCGGCCGCTTTCTTCCGTCACAATGGCGTCAGCCACTACCTTCGCCTCGGTCACAGGCTTGGGCGGCATCTTGATCAGCGCCAGCAGCGCGGACTGGATGTTGTCGGCCACCTTGAACGTCGCGCTCGGCCCAAGGCCAAGAATGCTGGCGATACTGCCTGCCGACTCCCACAGATACCGCGCGTCGTCGTACTTGTAGGCGGAGGATAGCGCGATCACGCATGGCTTGTAATGCCCGGGCGCCAGTACGCGGTAGGTCGGCAGCAGCACGACGCAGGGCTCGGAGTCGGCCACGGTTTCGCCGAGCCAGGTGAATACCAGGGTCAGCTCGCCATCTACCTTTTCGGCGTGGCGCTGGGATAGGTCGAGGATGTGGCGGGTCACTATGCGGTTCTCCAGCTTCTGGTGCGGCGAACGCTCGACAGGCTCGGACCGCGGCTTATGTTGATCAGTCCGCCGGCGTATGCCTGGGCGAGCTGGCGCAGGGCGTCGGCAGCTTCGGAGTGACCGCCGGTTTTGTCCGGCTGATCGCTCCACGTCTTCTGGCGCTCGCTCCATTTCTTGCGGTAGTTCTCGATGTGGATCAGGCCTTCCTTGCAGTGCACTTCGTCGAACCAGAGATTCGGGAAGAAGTCGCGCGTCTGCTGGATGCCCCAATTCACGTCGTCGATGCGCGGCACGATCTCGAAGCGCACGCCGGGCATCAGCTCTTCCAGCATCTGGCGCGGGCTCTTGTTGACTTTCTGGCCCTGGCGGACGTGCTCGGCATCGTGCGGCAGGAACATTGTCTCCCAGATCACGCCCAGCGATTGCAGCCAGGCGACGGCATGGCTGTATGGCTCGCCCCACGCCTCGTAGAAACGGACGCAGCGCCACTCATGGCCGACACGCTGGACGACCCAGATCGCGGTGCCGTCGCTGTTGCCGATGTCCCAGAAGGTGAAGCATGGCGTCGACTGGATCAGCGGCAGGGACTTGATTCGGCCATCCTTGCGCGCCGCGGTCAGCTGCTTGGTGAAGTAGCAGCCCTCGCTCGACACCTGGAAGCACTCTTCGACGGTGGACGGGTACTCCTGCCACATTTTCTGCTCGTCGCCGGAGAAGTCGCCATCGCGCACGGCGCAGTACCAGGCGCGGCGCTCGACCGGCAGCTCGATGCCGAGCTTCGACTCGAGGCTGTCAAAATACTCGTTGTCCTTTGGCGTGATGACCACGCCGTCCGGCTCCATCCAGTAGTCTGGGCCTTCGTACCAGGGGAAGAAATGCAGCCGGTAGTCCTTGCTGGTCAGATCCTTGCCGGCGTCGGCCAGGGCCTTGGCGCGCATGGTCATCAGGTAGAAGTCGCCATCGCGGCCTTCGGCGGTCGACTCGATGATGACGACACCGCTCTTCGGTACGGCCGGCAGAGAGCCGGTGACGATCTCCCGGGCGCGGTGCGGGAACCTGGCGCAGATTTTTCCGAACTCGGAGACATGCAGGAATTGCATGGTGCCACCGCGCATGGAGGTGGATACCAGGATCGACGAGCCGTTGGCGAACACCAGTTCCTCGGCGCTCTGCTTGGTCAGCGGCATGGCCTGGCGCAGGATCTCGGGTAGGCGCTCATAGGCAAAGAGCACCTTGTCGCGGAAGAGTTTCTTCGCCGCGCCGTCAGTGTGCGCAACGATGCCGGCCTGGAAGTTCGGGGTGAACAGCGCGCAGTCCAGCGCGTAGATGCAGGCCCAGGTCGTAAAGCCAAGCTGACGGGCCTTCGGGATGATGTTGCGATACCACAGGTTCTTCGCCAGCCGACGCTGAGCCCGGTTCATGCGGAAGCGCACCACCAGGCCCTCGCCGTCCTCGTCCTCTTTGGTCTTCACCATGTAGAGGTTGTCCAGCCGCCAAAGAGGATCTGCCAGCGCCTGCTCGAGCAGGGCCGGGTCCAGTTCCTCGATGGGCGGAAACTCGACGCGCTCAGCCATCAGCGCCCAGGCCCTTGCGAAGCAGCGGCTCCTGCATGCGGGCGGCGCCGCAGCAGAGCAGGTAATGGGCGTCGGTCGGGTCGCAGTCTCCGATGGCGAATATCTCCAGCATATCGCCGTTCAGCACCACCGCGCATTGCGTCGCATCGCCGAACTCGCCTCCTTCAATGCGATCAGCTATCGAGCGCAGCACAGCCGGCACGTCGCGTAGCGTATGTGGGTGGATCGTGACGACAGGCGCAAGGGCCGGCTTCTTGCTGTCGGTCATTCAGAACCACCTGGCTTCAGGGTCTTGCCGGCCAGCTGGGCGAACAACGACGCGAGCGGGCTGTCCTCTTGAATGCCGTGGTCAACGTCCACCTTGTCGCGCCATTCTTCCTTGCGGCGGTTCTTCAGCCAGAAGATCGCGGCAGTCGTGTCCGGCGGGTAGTGCTTGATCAATGGGGTCTGGACGATCTGACCTTCGACCACCCTGATATCAACCTCTGGATGGCTATACCCAAGCGCGCGGTGATACAGAGACTGAGCAACGCGCTCGTCAGCTGCATCTTTCCCGACCTTTAGGGCCTCCGAAAATTCAGGTTGCATGACCTTCCAGCGGCTGATGGTGGACACCGCCACCTGGAAGAAGTCGGCCAGTTCGATATCTGTAGCGCCAAGCAGCGTTAGCTTCTTCGCCTGCTCCGCGTACTCGGGCCTGTAATCGGTCGGGCGGCCAGGCTTGCGCGCAGCTTTTTCGGCTTTCACCGAAGGCTTCTTCGCAGTCGATGTCTGGCGCTTCGCTGATTCGCGCCCCTTACCTGGATCAGACTGCTCGCCCTTTCTCATTGATCGGCCTCAAACTCGTATTGCTCATCTGGTGATAAGCCACACGCCAACAGTCGCATTGACCTTGGTCGTGGCTCGGGGCATTGACCTCCCCACGTCGGTCTGATTATCGAACCGAATAGGTATGAAGGCAACCATAGGAGAAGAGAGTGGGCTCGAGTATTCCGAACTGGCCGCCGCGGGTGGGCTGCTTTCGGCGACCAGACCGGTGACGATGGGAACACCGCCGTCTTTACAGCCTGGCGCCCGTGATCATGTAATGACGCTCGCACACAGCCTGCGCTTCCTTGGGGTCAGTAACAGGGAAGTGCAGGAACTCACCCGATAGGCTGGCGCGGTACTGGTCCTGACCGTCGATGGTGAAGCGCGCAACCTTGTAGCCGGCATCGCTCACCGCCACGCGATCGAGGACATTGCCGTCCTTGTCTTTGGCCTTTGCCCATTTCATGCGCTGACCAGCTCAGCCGGCACCATCACCACGTCGCCAAACTTTGCGGACACGATGGCTCGGCATACGGCAACCAGGCGACCTTCGTCTTCCGACGCCCAGCCCTTACCAAACTGGCAGACCTGCGTCTCGGAGTAGAACCTGCCGTCGTGATTTATATCGATGACAGCATCGTACTTATCAATAAGTAAGCCACCATCCGCCCACTTGGTTGACGGAGAAAATTGGTGTGGCTCGTACTTGCGGCGCATTACTCCCGACTTTGCCAGCCCGTAATTTCTCGGGACATTAAAGCCGACGAATGCCTCTTCCCCGTCAAACTTCCAGAATGCCAGCCTGTGGCCTTTTTTAGCTCTTTCCTCTTGCTCTGTAAGCGCAACGCAGTAGTCCAGCGCCGGCCCGATCAGGTCGGCGGTCTTCACTTCGATCATGGTCACGGCATCGCCCTCCCGATCTCGGCTGCTGCGCGGACGATTGCACGGCGAGTAGCGGAAAGTGGGTCGGGCAGTGCGTCCTCTCCAAACACCGGGCCGTACTTGCTGAGCCAGCATGAACCTACCTCTACGATCAGT